TGGCCGCACCATTGCAAAACAAACCCTAGACAAAATTGACGAGCTCATCCTCGGTCTTGTTGAAAACCCACATAAAGTAATGCAGTGGGGCGATTCAATCATGACAGAAAAAGACCTCGACTCACTAAGAGAATCTAAAGATTATTACCAGGCGATCGTGAACGGAGAAGCAGACGCCGCGCGTATCGCGGCTGGCGAGAAGCCAGATAATGTCGTTTTAATGGAGTTCACATTTGATGGATATTAAACAAAACAATGCGGGCGCCAAGGTCCAGATGGGAATAATAAACTTAAAAATGAGCGCCCTGGTGGGTGGAATAAATTCTGATGTCAGTGAAACTCAAATCCCCGCTTCCGAATCAATACAATGCAGAAGCATATCGTTTGAAGTTAAAGAACTATTGCCGCCAGATGTCGGCGTTGTTTTCTTTGATAACAGGATATATTTAATAGAAGAAGTTGATGGCCTTAAATACTCGTGCCGAGAAATTGAGTTTAAGGAATACAAAGAATAATGAACTTATACGGATTTGACACAAAGCCAGAAGCGCCGCTGGAGGTTTCACAGCGCAGAGAGGTTTCAGATGCCATCCCAATGAGTCATCGAGCGTTCGAGGGCGGCAAAGATTCCCGGCTTTTAAAAGACTTCCCAGGGATGTATGGCTCCATAAACGCGGAGATCTACGAATCGCATCGCGCGCTCGTGGGCCGATCGAGACAGATGGCGGCCGACAATCCGTTTATTAAAAGATTTTTAGCTTTATGCAAAGTAAACATCGTCGGGGATCACGGGATCCGTGTACAGTCAAGGCTCAGGGCTCCAGACAATACGTTTGATAAAGAGAAAAATAAACTTGTCGAGAAGCACTGGCGTCGATGGAGCGGGATGAAAAACTGTACTGTCTCGTGTAATCTTACTTTTCTTGATGTTCAAAGATTAGTTGTCGAATCGGTAAAGCGTGACGGCGAGGTACTTGTTCACCTTGTCCGCGGATTCGACAATGAATATGGTTTCGCTCTCGAGGTACTGGACGCCGATTACTTAGACCTACAGTACGACCGACCGCCAGACATGGACGGTAATTATATAAGGTCGAGTGTTGAATTTAATCAGTGGAACGCTCCGGTCGCGTATCATTTATTGACCCAGCATCCAGGCGAAAATGTTTATATGAGCACAGACAGGAGGTATCGCCGCCGGATCCCTGCAAATGATATGCTTCATATCTTTGATACAATACGCGCGGGACAGGTGCGTGGGATCCCTGCAACTCACGCGGCGTTAATTGCTTCAAAGCACCTACATGAATATATTAGGAGCACTCTCGTTGCGGCAAGGGTAATCGCGTCAAAATTCGCGGTAATAACGACCCCAGCATCAGACGGATATAAGGGGACGACCAGCGTCGATGGTAATGTTAAAGATCAGGCCGAGGCTGGCATGATATGGAGACTGAACCAAGGCCAGAGCATGGAAGTCTTTGATCCCAAACAACCGTCCGGCGAGTTTGATCCATTTACTCGCGTTTTAATTCAAGAGCTTGCGGTTGCTCTTAACGTATCCTATGCCTCTCTGAGTGAAGACCTCTCCAGGGCCAACTTCGGGAGCCAGAGGACGAGCTTGACGGGCGAAAGGGATATATGGAAGCTAGACCACCGCTTTTTTTCTTCGCACCTTATCTGCCCGGTGTTCCAGGCGATGATCCCAATGGGGATGATGTTTAATGCTGAGATGCAGTCGTCATTAAACTTTATAGACCTTGACGGACTACGCGACGTAGTTTATCAGGGCCGCGGATGGACCTGGATTGATCCTGCAAAAGACGCACAAGCCAATATGCGACAAGTCCAGCTTGGATCCTTAACATACGAACAACTATTTGCTCTTGAAGGCAAGGATCTACAAGAGCAGTTTGATCAAATTGAATTTGAGAAAAAAATAATAGAAGAAAAAGAGTTGAAAATCGGACCAGACGTAATCCTTGAAAAAGACGATTTAGCAAATCAAGCGAATGAAGAGGAGGATACCACAAATGCCAAAAACGGGCTTCGAATTACAGGTTGAAGGTACACTTTATCGCAGGGCGGAGATAGCTCCGGGACCGGTAGATTTAGAAACGCGCCGAATGAAGGTGCGACTCTCTTCTGAGCACCCTGTTGTTAGAAACTTTAAGGGAAAGAAAATATTCGAGGTCTTGGATCATTCCCCTGAAAGCATTGATTTCTCAATGGCTACAGGAGAACGCAGACTGCCGTTTCTTGATGATCATAATCCTACTGAAACGTTGGGATCACACCCGGAAGTCGCACTTGACGCTCACACGCGCGCGATCAATGCTGTCGCCGAATTCTCAACATCTCCGCAGGGCGAAAGGGCAATGCACGATTTTAACGGCTCACATCGACGCGATATGTCGGCAGGATACAAGCTGACTAAAATATTGTCTGTACGACAATTTCCGGGGGATCCTTATCCCACGGTAAGATTTGCATGGCAACTAAAGGAAGGATCAAGTGTTTCACAAGGTGCGGATCCAACGGCCACTATACGTAGGGCCGCCGAAGATATAGAAGAATATACACTAAATTTTGAGGAAACCGAGGAGGTAAGAAAAATGCCAGGAACAGGACCAGTAACACCACCAAACGACAAACCAGAAGCAGGGGTAATCCCGCCAACCAATGAGCCTGGCCAGCGTGCCGCACCAACAGCGCCAGTATCCGGACACGTTCAGGTCAGCTTGGAAGACCAACGCAGAGTCGAGGAGAACCGTGTCGCCAATATCCGGGCCGCCGCAAAGATCGGCATCCAGGACATGGGGCTTGATCATAGCACGACAACAAGGAAAGCAAATGATCTTATATTCGGCGATCAAGGCGGCGACGCATCGGCAATGGCAATCTTTGTCATGTCAGAGTTTGGAAAGAAGAACCAAGGCCAAAGAGCCGCCGGCGATGTTGACATGAGCAAGGAAGAACAAAAGGAATATAGCCTGACAAGGATCCTTGAGGCGCTTTTCGATGGGAACGCAGGAAAGGCCTCTTTTGAAAAAGAGATCTCCGACGAGTGTATGAGATCCGCTCCCGCAGGCGCAAACGACGGTCGCGATGGCTTTATGATCCCATTATTAATGATGAAGCGAAATGTTGGCAGCCGTTTTACGGCAGAAGACCACGAGCTGCTCGCCGATCATGCGCTCTTGCAGAAGCTTGGCATCAGGGCTGCCGGCACGATGGACCCAAAGGTCGCGGCACAGGGCGGTAACTGGATAACCAATAACGCGACACCGGGCATGATGTATGATGCCTTGGTTGACGCGACGTGGTTCGATAAGGTTGGGGTACGACGCCTTAACATGGGTGGAACGTTTACCATTCCCGGCGTGTCTGCTCTAATGACACCAGCGGCCAGAGGCGACGAAGAAGATGCGGCGTTGTCGCACTTTACAACTCAAACCAGAACGATGTCTCCGAAAATCGTATCGGTACAAACCGATCTGACTGGCCTCATGAGAATTGAGGGCGCGCGTTTCGGTATCGAGGCACTAACCTCCAGCCTAATTGGAGAGTCAATGGGGCTAAAACTGGGACAGTATGCCACTGACGGGACAGGAGCAAACAATCAGATCCGCGGTATTAAAAATATCTCTGGATCTGGCCTAGTAGCTCTTGGGACTAACGGCGCCGCGCCGGATTGGGACATGATCGTTGACATGGAGACCTCAGTAAATAATGCCAACATAAGGACCGGATCGACAAGCTATATCTTTAATACAACGTCGGTGGGTACGATGAAAAAGACACCGAAGGTCTCCGGAGAGGCGACTATGCTGATCGAGCCCCCGGCGTTTGCTGGCGTAGACTTAGCGGTCAATGGACATAAACTGGTTCAATCAAACCAACTCCCGGCCGACCTTACAAAGGGCACAGGGACAAGCCTGTCGATGGGCTCTTTTGTTGTCGGACCGCACCTATATTGGGCGGCATTCGGTGGCACAAGAATCATCAGAGACGATGTTACTGCGGCTGCGCGGGACAAACTAAAGATTATCGCGCATAGCTATAATGATTTCATCGCGGTGTATCCGGGAGCCGTTGTCAACGTGGTTGATATTCTAAACGCGTAATAATTAATAA